AATATCGTAGAATACAAGAATGGGAGGATTTACAAACAGTTAAATAAATAATATGGCACAGTCACAAGGAAAACAAATCAGTACACAGAGTAATTTAAAATTTATTCAAGAGTATTCAAACTCTTGCAACAAATGTCTTACATTGGTTGAGACAATTCAAATCGTAACAGTTCTTAATGATTTTGTTGAGAATGGTTATTCAAAAGAAATCAAAGATCGTTTTGAAAAAATTGATCAATTGGTATTTGGTAAAAAAACACAATAATTTTTAATGACGAGAAAATGGGGGGATTCAAACAATATCTTCCATATTATATCCCCCTTTTTCCTATCTTCACAACAAATTCAATGTATTGTATATTTATTATAAAATCTAAGAATATATGATAACAAAGGCATTTTACGAAAAAATGAATTATTTTGTGGAATTAAGAAGATTCACACCAGATGATGCAAGAGAAATGGAAGCAGCAATTAGAATGACTTTCAATCCAACATTTACGATATGTACACATTGTAGAGCAGCAATACAACATGCTCAAGTGATGATTAAGAATTGGTTATCTCAACAACAAATCATTGAAGATATCAAACCTATGGTAGAGACTGAAAAGCCTCTTTTTGACATGCCCATTTTAGATACGAATGTAGATGTTGTAGAAGCAGACAAACAAGGGTGTTCAAAGTGTAATCGTAGAAAAAAACAAAACAAAGGATAAAATGATTTGGAGATTATTTAAACCAAGACAAATAGTTAAAGTATCATTACCAACAGATATAACAGGAGAAGAACATAAAGTCATTCTAAACGATTTAAATAAAAAATTTGGTAGAGAATACATAATAGCGTTAGTAATATCTTCAGAACTAAAAGAAATAAAAATTGAGATAATAAAATGAAATGTTTGATCTATCCCATATTGGGAATAACCTTTTGGTATGTTGTAATCCATTTTATAATAAAATACTGGTAAAATAAAAATTAATATGAGCCTATCAATCAAACACAAAGCATTCTGTGATGAGTATTTATCCAATGGTATGAATGCTCTTAGAGCCTATGCTACGGTTTATAAAGTAAGTGATTCAGTAGCAGGTCCAAGTGGGGATAGATTGCTTAAAAATGCTAAAGTCAAAGATTACCTCCAAGAACAAGGACAAAAGACAGCAGAACGACTACAAATAACTAAGGAAGGACTTCTAAATGATCTACAAGATATTAAAATGAGAAACTTAGGATCAAGAGATCAGTTATCAATGAAAGCAATTGAACTGATTTCAAAGATGAGTGGATTTGATGCCCCAATAAAACAAGATATAACAATCTCAGAACAACCCCTTTTACCAGATGACGAAATTTGAATTTGACACCTACCATTTATTATTAAGTGATGACCCATGTAGTATATTTGAATACTACGAAGAAGCTAAACTATGTGGTTTAGATTATCATGATTGTATATTTAGAGAGAATACACCTGAGGATAGTTATCTTGCAGGTTTATGTAACATGATACCAGGTTCAAAGGATAAACAATTCGTTTTCATTAACTTATTGAAATGTACTGATAACTTATCAACAATTCTTTTGATCAACCATGAATTAATGCATCATTCGTTGTATCTACATACCTATAATCTACACAGAGAAGAAGAGATCATTAGTTGGGCAGAACAAGAGACAAGAAAAGTATACGAGATAATAAAAAATGAATTACAAGCAAACAACAGCTCTGAAGAAGATAAGAGCTCTGAAGAAACGAATTAAGGTCATACAGGGAGGATCATCAGCAGGTAAGACAATAGCAATTCTAATCTTACTTATTGATCGTTGTATAAAAACACCTGGTTTAGAAGTATCCGTCGTTTCAGAATCAATACCACATTTGCGTAGGGGTTGCGTTAAGGACTTTTTAAAAATCATGAAAGACACAGGTAGATTCATTCCTTCAAACTACAATAAAACTCTTCTACGATACGAATTTACAAATGGATCATACATTGAGTTCTTCTCAGCAGATAGCGAAGAAAAATTAAGAGGGGGTAGAAGACAAATCCTTTATATAAATGAGTGTAATTCAATTCAATACGAATCCTATCTACAATTAGCAATCCGTACATCAGCGGATATCTATTTGGATTATAACCCATCATCTAAGTTTTGGTGCCATACTGAGGTCATAGGTCAAGATGATACTGATTTTATTATTTTAAATTATAAAGATAATGAGGGACTTCCAATTGAGATTGTTGCGATGTTGGAATCAAATAGAGAGAAAGCTAAAACAAATACATATTGGGAGAATTGGTGTAGAGTATATCTTGATGGTGAGATTGGTCAAATTGAAGGAACAATCTATACTGATTTTGATGTAATAGATAAAATCCCTGAAGAAGCAAGATTACTTGGTTATGGATTAGACTTTGGTTTTAGTCAGGATCCTGCAGCTTTAGTTGCCCTCTACAAATATAACGATTACATAGTAGTGGATGAGATCGTTTATGAGACAGGATTACTTAACTCAGAATTAGCAAGTCGAATGAAACAACTTGAGATAACCTCAGAAATATATTGTGATTCTGCCGAACCCAAATCCATTCAAGAGTTAAAGAGATATGGACTCAAAGTAAAACCTGTTGAAAAAGGAAAAGACAGTATCAATTATGGTATTCAGATTCTTCAACAAAAACATATGTTAGTAACAAGACGATCTACTAATGTCTTAGATGAATTCTCAAAATATATGTGGAAAAAAAATAGAGATGGGGGATATGATACAACTCCTGTGGACTCAAATAACCATGCCTGTGATGCTTTAAGATATGCTGCCATGATGTTACTCGGAGTTAGAAAAGAAAACAGGGCTACAATGCCATTTAGAATAATGAACGCTTAAATTGAATATTATGACAAGAACAGAAAAATGTGAAAGATTAAAAAAAATTGGATATACCTATAACATGGATACAGGTGAAATCTTTGGAATAAAAAATAATTTAATTAGAAGAAAACGATCAGGATATATTCAAATCAATTGTGGAAAAGAATATGGATATTTAGCTGGTCATCATTTTGCTTGGTGGTGGGTATATGGTAATACTGATTTTGAGCAATTAGATCATATAAATAGAAATAGATTAGATAATAGAATTTCCAATTTAAGAATTGTAACAGGTTCACAAAACCAGTTTAATCGTGACCCAAAAGGTTATTATTGGCATAAAAGACAAAATATGTATAGATCAGCAATTAGAGTTTATGGTATATTAAAAGATCTCGGTGGATTCAAAACAAAAGAAGAAGCAAAGAAGGCTTATCTTGAAGCAAAAGCCAAATACCATATCATATAAAAACATTCCCCAATAGCTTATATTTATTTAAGAATGAAAAAGAATAAACAAAAAATCCTGAAGAATGATTGAAATAAACATTGAATTAGATGATGAGGTAAAACAATACCAATTCCCAACAAGTTGGTCTGAAGTAACAATAGATCAATTTGGTAAGTTATACTCAATTGATAAAAATATGCATCAAGGTGCTTTCTATACCTTTGAGTTGTTACATCAGTTGACTGGTATTAATAGAGAAATTATTGAACAAATTGATTATGATAGTTTTACTGAATTGGTTAAAAACTTACAGTTTGTCTATCAACCAATTGAAGAGAAAAAAAACCAATCTGTAATTGTGGATGGGGAGGAATATTTTTTATACACTGAGTTCAATAAGTATACAGCAGGTGAGATCATATCAATTGAGACAATACTTCAATCAGCAAATAACGAAATAATGAAGGTTATGCCTCAACTTCTATGTATTTTTTTAAGAAAGAAAAAAGAGAATGGAAACTTGGAGAAGTATAAAACCACATTTATGCAACGAATAGAAAAATTTAAAACTATCAAGGTGGATGAAATAAATCACATCTTTAGTTTTTTTTTAACTGGAAGAGATTTATCAGCCAACAATACAGCGGTCTCTTCCGAAGCCAATTAACAAAACCACCAAAAGAGAATGAAAGATTCTCAAAGAAACTTGGTGAAAAGAAAAAATTGGATGAGAGATATGTATGGTTGGACTTTGTTTATAAATTGATGAAAGAACTCAATAAAACGGATGAAGATGTATATAAAATGAATTATGTGTCTTGTCTGAATTGGTTGGGATATTTTAAAAATAAAGAAGAATTAAAAGATAAAAATAGCGTATAATGCCAATTACAAGTATTGTTAGTATAAATCAGTTGATTACTTGGTTTGAGGATTTCCAACAGAACCATTATTTCCTTAAGGATTTTGGATTTGGAGAGCCATATGATATTGGAACCTCAAGACAAATGGATTTCCCTTATATGTGGGTGACAATGAATGAGGATTCCTCAATTCAAACAGCATCCAATGTAAAATCAGCAATTCCTGATATTTCATTTTCTGTGATGTTTATGGATAAGATCAACAACCAACCAAATTATTTGGATCAAAATGGTTTTCAATCTGATAATTCACAAGAGATTTTATCTGATACTCTACAATGTCTTCAGGATTTAATTACAATGATTCAACAAAATTGGGGTCAATATGGTGTTTTAATCTCACAGGATGTATCTTTTTATCCTGCTGTTGATGAAACTCAAGATAAAGCAACAGGAGTTGTTGCTCGTATTGTTTTAAGAACAAGACAAGTCAACTGTGTTATTCCTGAAGCCCCAACAACAATCGTGGTTCAACCTCAACAAGCAACTTATGCCACACTTTTAACCTGTGAAACATTAGATGATTGTTCTGTATTTCAAACATATGCTTATACAGGTGGGACATTTACAAACGGAACAATCACATTAGAGAGTATAAATGGAAATACATTATCAGTAACAGGAATTACAGGGGGTGGAGTAAATCAATTACAGACACCATATGTAGTAACTCAAATCCCACTTGTTACAGGTACAACAAACCTTTCAATAGGAATTGATGCAAATAACGGATTAACTCAAGTAGTTACTTATACCGCAGATACAGCAACTTATGGTACGAATAGTTTGAATATACAAATTACAGGAATGACTAACTTTCAAAATGGGGATGTCTTATATTTTGGACTTGATGGTTACAATTTATCAACATCTCCTCAAGCATTTACAATTTGTCAGGTAGAATATAATGCATTATTACCACAAGGTTATAATTTGATTGGTAGTGTAGCATTACCAAATTATTTACCTGATGTTTCAGTTATTTGTATGTGTCCTATATGGAATAATCATCCTATTGTATTAAATAATGGTGGAGTAAGCCCACTACCAGGTGTATCACTAATATAAAATAATATGGGACTTGAAATAATAAAAGACGGAAAATTGGTTCATAGTGATAACAAACCTGAACCTACAGAAATTGAAAAATTAAATAAGATAATTGAACAACAACAAATATTGATTCAATACCTTAATAATCAAATCAAGGATTTGAAAGAAAACAAAAAATAAATAAAAATATTTACATAAAAAGAAATTATGGCACAAGATAATCAATTTGGGTTTTACAGAGATGTTCAATTAAATAACGGAGCACTTGTAGTGACAGGTATTACTGGTGGAGGGGGTTCAGGTACTTCAGGTACAAGCGGAGCCGCAGGTACATCAGGTACTAATGGTACTTCAGGAAGTGCTGGTACTTCAGGAAGTGCTGGTACTTCAGGAACTTCAGGTGGGGGTGGAAGCTCAACACCATTACCAGGAATACATTTCAACACTGATCAAGTTTCAAATCAATTGGGATTGATAGGTTTAACAACAATTTATGGGCAAGTAGCATTAACTTCATTTGGAAATAGAGTTATGTGTTATCCTGTGATTCCAGCACAAGATACAGATATTTCATATCTTGTAGTAGATCAAGGTGGAACTGGTTCAGGTGGTGAAGCAAAACTTGTAATTTATAATAATTTGAATAATTATCCTAATACATTAATTCGTGAATCAGCAACAATAGACTTATTTATGGGCGGTGGATGTTGTAGAATTCATAATGCCGCAATCACTCCAATAACATTAAGTGCGGGTACTCAATATTGGATTGGTATTGCTTTGAACGATAGTAATATGTCAAGTATATCACTTTATTCTTATGATGTTGGAGGATTAATGAGTATAGGTAGACCAAATACAGCAGATGG